TCTAGGTTGTAAAGAGAATCACGGTGCTTTAGGTATAGTTATAGATGAAGTCGCACTAATTCGTGGTAATAGAAAAGTATGGGAAACAATCGTACAGCCTATGTTACTTGATTGCGAAGCGAGCGTTTTAATGATAGGGACTCCAAGAGGCAAAGATTTCTTCTGGGAACTGTGGATGAAAGGTCAACGTGAGGTAGACGGGTTTAAAAGCTGGCAGTATACAAGTTACGATAATCCATATATTAGCAAAGCAGAAATAGACAAGAAGAAAGAAACCATGAGTGATCGAGCGTTCAAGCAGGAACATATGGCTTCATTTGAAGATTACGTAGGTTTAGTATATCCTGAGTATAGCGAGAAAGAACACGTTATCGAACCTTATTTCGTGCAATCAGTATTCCCTAAAATAGGAGCTATTGACCCGGCGTTAAGCGGTACGACCGCTGGCCTCAAAGCTATGGTGGATGAAGATGCGAATATTATCATATATGCTGAATATTACGAAAAAGATATGCGCGCCTCTGAAGTATGCCAAGAGTTTAAAGAAGAAGATGTTAAATGGCTTATTGATCCGGCGAGTAAAGCGAAGAATGTCGAACGGGAAGGAAGTTTATACAGCTTGTACGATGAATACCATCAGTACGGTATTACAGCAGAACCCGCGGAGAATGACGTATACGGTGGTATCAACCGAGTTGCGGAGTTCCTTAAACAAGGTAGAATCAAGATATTTAGTAGCTGTAAAAAGCTTATGTGGGAGATTGAAAGATACCATTGGCACGAAGCTAAAGAAACGTCAAGAGGCGAGATGCAACCAATGCCGTACAAGAAAGACGATCATTTAATGGATTGTCTAAAATATATCGTAGCTTCAAGACAAGATAAAGCTGATTTGACTGTAACGCCAGTACACAACCCATTATCAGCGTGGGGTAAAGTAGCTGAATTGAAAGCTAAAGCGAAGAAGAGAAGGTAAAGCCCATTAACCAGGAGGTAACTAATGGCTAAGAAAACGTATGATATCAAGAAAATATTCAATTATGACATAGCTGGGTACTCGAAACCCAATATGCAGATATTGAAAGACCATTACACGAAGATAATGAAAGGCAAGCTACCCGTACAGAGTAGAGTTGTTTTGATAGCACCAGAGAAGTTTCTGAAGAACTGTTACGCTAAGACAGATATTACTAAAGAAGAATTACGGCATAAGATAGATTTGGATAACTTAAAGCCACGATACGCTTTACCATACATTGATTTAAGACGTGAAAAAGCGTTAGGGCGAGGTAGAGTATTAGCGTGTTATAAAGCTGGCGTGGTAAAGATACCAGTTCTTGTAGTCGGAAGCAGTCAGGAACAGATAGACGAATACGTGAAGAAAGTAGCGACTAAAAAGATAGCAAAGAAGGATAAATAATGCCACTGAAGAATAAAAACGGAGAAACATTAATACCGTATGCAAGTAAGGATGTGAAATAATGGGTAAACTAAAATTTCCAGAAGTAAAGTTCTGGCTAGACGAAGCTGCAAGCTGTGAACAAAGACAGCGTAAACAGTTAGTAACTCGATGGAACTATCCGTTTCTTGTGCATTACTACGAAGGTATGATGACGATTAACGCATCTGATCCGCACGTTGTAAGACAGCAACATCTGTCTGTAATCAACGATTATTTCCCTTCGGCGAACCAGTTAATATCAACGCTTATGTATCAGAATCCCGATATTATAGCTGAGGCTGGTAAACCCGAAGCTGAAGATGGCGAGGACTTAATGAAAAGCGCGTTAAGCCATTGGTTTAATAGGTCTGATTCGCTTGACGAAAACAGAATAGCTTTATTCGATATGTTCGCAGCGGGATATTGCGGTGTTGAAGTAGATTATCTAGGCGAACGTGATGCGCTTGATAGGCTTATCGTACTACCAAGTGAAGAAGAATTAGCTAACAGAGAAAACTCTCCTATGCAGACGGCTAAACAGAATATAAAGAAGTTCGTAGGTAAAGTATCGAACAACGAAGAAGCCGAGAAGAAACTAGCGCAAGAAGGGCCAGACCCGTTATCGGCGTTCAGTACAAACGAAACTTTTGGCGATGGCGAAAGAACGTATGTGCAAAGATGGAATCCGTTAAACATATTGTTTGATTGGCGTGCCGAAAGATTAAAGTTTAGACGATATTCTTTAAAACGTGTGATGATGAGTAAAGCCGAGTTCGATAAAAAGTATCCCGGTTTTGAAGATAAAGTAGGCGTAGGTACAGACGCACAATACGGTTCGCATGCTCAGAATCTTGAATACGCTAAACATAGTGACCAAGCTATGAAAACTACTGTGTTGTTGTACGAGTTCCAGATTAAACGTGGCGCAAACGATTACTGGACGCTTGTAGTCGCACCATCATATTCTAACGAAGAAATAGCTATGTTTAAAAGACCTTACACTACGAACGGATTTAACTTAAAGATAGGTCAGTTACATAAATACGGCGCTATGTACCCAGTACCGATGTTTCAGATTAACAAGAAGATGGCTGACGAGATGAATGAATACGTTATGTTCTTGAAAGAAACGGCTGAGAAAAGCGTACCGAAGATAGGTTATAACAAGAATAAGGTTAAAGTTGATGGAGTTATCGCGTTAGAAAGCGATGTAATAAACGACCTTGTACCAGTAGACGGACAACCTAACGCTAATATCCAACCGATACAACCGGCTATAGTATCAATCGAGAATAAAGAACTGTTCACTATATGGAAAGAAAGGGCGGCTAAAGGGTGGAGTATACCAGAAACAAGATTAGGCGAAAGACCAAACGTTAAGTTTGCCGAAGAACTTAAACAGCAAGAAGCAGGGTTTGAATCAAACCAGATAGATATACAGCAAGGATTAAGGAATCTTATACGCGAACAACTCAACACTGGTAAAGATATTATAGTCAATTTCTGGGATGGCGAGACATTCTTCAAGATAACAGGCGGAGCTAAACCTGACTGGTACGAAGCTATAACGGTTAATGGATTAGTAATAAACCCGTTAACTGAGCTTCTAACGGCTGATTATTTTATTGACGTTGATATACAGACGAGTTTTAGACCTAATACGGATAAGGAACGTAGCGATTTGATACTATTACTTAGAGAACTATTAGGCGAAGGAGCTTTCACGTTGTTAAGGATGCCAAGTGAAGAGTATCCAAACGGTAGACAGATAAGTCCTGGTTTCATAGACAAGATAGTAAGCAAATACAATCTTAATCCTGAGACTGTATTCGAGGAAGCACAGCCAGCGCCAGAGATACCTGGAGAAGCTGCACTACCCGAAGGAGCAGCAAATGCCGGTATATGAGTATAAATGCTATAAATGCGATATAAGCCGTGATATAAGTAAGCCTATGGCTCAGAGTGCTAGAGTAGAGAAATGTCCTGTATGCACTAAGCAAATGGACAGGCAGATAACCTCTATAGCTATATCGGGTACAAGGGATACTTTCGGGATAGGTAAAGAGTTTGTTGATAACAAGACGGGTAAAACAATAGATAACTGGCGAACGTGGGAAAAAGCTGGTTATCGAGATGCGGTAGAATTTCACAAGAACGGTGATCCTTCGGTGAAAGAAGGTATAAAACGTAAGATGAAGAAAATAAGGCGTGAAGGCACGCAGAAAATGCAAACCACTTTAGCATAGGAGGCAAGATGGTTATTACAATGGGTGATTTATATAAACAGTTACCGAAAGAAGTCAGAGAAAACAAAGTATTGGCTGCGATGAAAGTGCTTGATAAGAAGTATAAAGTATACTTTCATTTTAGTTTAAAAGGTACGGATTATTTCTTTGCAGAAGCAAAAAAGGAGAAATGATTATCAATAAAGAACATAAAACCGTAGATAGTTTGTATACTATTTACGTTCCCAGACCCCTGCTTCCTCGCAGGTTAAATAGAGGCTAACAAGGGAGTATAATGGAAGAAGAAAAGAAAGAGGCTAAAGAAGTCGAAATTGAAGAAAGAAAATCTATCGCAGCAAGCACGCAAGAAGAAGCGAGCGACAAGATGGATGAGTTACTCGATGATTACGAAAAGGGGAAGGAAACCCCTACGGCCACCTCTACCGAAGAAAAAACCACAGAAACCGAAACGAAACCTGAAGAAGTAGGTAACGAGGAACCTGACCTCGCTAAAAAAGGCACCGAAACTTCAGAAGAAACGAAAGAATCTGAGGGCGAAACCCCTGAAGAGTTCCATAAGCATCCGGCATGGATAAGAAAACAGAAGCAAGTAGACGATAAAGATGCTGAGATAGAGGAACTTCAAACTAAGTTATCTACTAAAGAACAAGTAGATGTTGATAAAGTAACTTCTTCGTCAGCGTACATACGAGCCAAAATGGAAGATGCTGGTTACAAAGAAGAAACTATTCTATTAGCTTTAGAGAAAGCTGGACATACTCAACCTGTAAAGCAGCAGGATATTGTGGATACTGTAATAGCTAAACTTGGTTATAAGAAGGAAAATCTAACCCAAGAACAGCAAGATTATATACACGATATAGCAAAGGTATCTAATATCATCGCAGACCAAGGTCGTGACCCCGAAATGGTAGGTCGACTTGAACGGATAGAAACGGCGTTATTAGGCTATTCGCGAAAAACTGGTGCTGAAGCGATAATGGAAACGATTACTAAAACTGTTAGTGACGAGGGAATATTAGATTTCAAAGTTGATATAGAACCTAAGTTACACAAGTTTTTAGACGATAACCCAGATTCTAAACAGGAAGAGATACTAGGATATTTCAAAGATTTGAACCATGAACTTGTAATAGGGCGTGGCACGCTTGCACGTAAGAAGGAAGACCGTGATGTTAAGAAAAGTGTAATGAAACAGAATACACATAGTGTTGGTAAAGCTGGAGTTACTGTTCCCGAAAAGACTGGTAACGCTAGTGCTGACGCTGATTCTTTTCTTGACGCCATGGGTGTACTTACATAATAAAGGTGGTGAGACATGGCTGAGACTAACGTTGCATACGCTAGTAGTGACGATATTCTGGAATCGCTAGTCCTACACACTATACCGGATTTTGGTAAACACGGTGACGGTATCATTAACCAGAACCTTTTGCTTGCTTATTTAAAGAGTAAGGGTACAAGCAAGAGTTTTAAAGTTAAAGATGGCGGGCTGGAAATTTGGAAAGGAGTTAGAACTCGACAGAGTACTAACTTTAAGTGGCAGGGTAAAAGCGATACCATGACAACAAACGAGCAAGACCCGGATCAGAGGATGAGATTTGATTGGAAAACATTCACAGGTTCGGTAATTTTAAATGCACTAGATAAAGCTAGGAACAAAGGAAGAGCAGCTATAAAGGATTTTGCACTTGAGCTTAGAGAACAAGCGGAAGATACAATCCTAAATCAGTTTAACTCTTCATTCTGGAAAAGTTCGCCAGGTAGTGACGAACCTCAGAGTGTTCCTGCTCTTGTTTCTGCAACACCGACAGCTGGTACAGTAGGTGGTCAGACCCGTTCAACGTCAAAAGCGTTTCAGAACGGTGCGGTTACGACTACGATAACTGATATTGGTTCGGAAAGCGGTATTAAGGCTATGAAACAAGCACAGATTCGGCAGACTATTCGTGCAAACGATAGTGTCGATTTGATAATCATGGATGAAAGTAACTATTCCGGTCTTGTAGGCTTTTTATCTACACAGAATAGGTTCCAGCCGAACGATAAACTCGCGCAGCTTGGAATTAAAACTATCATGCTTGATAGTACCACGATTGGCTTTGAGAACAGAAATCTGACGGATGATACGGATAACACTATAACGGATGGGTATGTTTATGGTCTTAACTCAAATCATCTTACGTTTGAAGTTCTTAAAGATGGAAACTTCATGTGGAATCCAGACGGGTTTGAAAGAGTTGGAGCTACATTGAACAAAGCATTGTATTTTTGGGTTTTTTGTAATCTCGTAACGAATCTGCCTAAAGCTCATTTCGTTATGACAGACGTATCAACTGCATAAAAGGAGGCGTGATGAAGAAAATATTTTGTTTGATTCTTGTTGCCCTGCTTGGTGCAGGAGTAGCGTACGCGGCAACGCCGGGTTATAGGCTTAGTCCAGGAATAGGCGAGAACAAAAGTTCGGCACAGGGTGGCACACAGTCAGCTCCCGGCAAAACGTTTCGTATGGTACGATACGTTCCTGCTGCGGGTACGGCAAACAGTGCTACACTTGTAACTGAATCTATCGTTGTTTATGATATTATATCAGATGACGGTGTAACAGTGACTACTACTACGACATCTTACGATTCGGCTGTAGCTGGTATAATCGCGCAGGTAGCATTAACGCCTGTGACGCTTAGCAATACAGCGGCACAAGATAGAGGTAATAGGAACTGGACTTGGTTACAGACACATGGTTTAGCGCAAGTTAGGGTACAGACGGACACATCAACTGTAACCGCTGGCGATGCTATGAGTTGTGGCGATGTTGCGGGAGAAGCAGCAGACTACGTGGGAGGCGGTACTGACGCTTCTACGCAGGGTAATGCAGGTTTCTTTTATGATACAGCAGCAGCAGGGACTGATGATGTAGAATGTTTCGTCATGTGTGAATAAGTAATATCGGTTTTGGGGTCTCCGAACAAAAGACCCCACCATTTTAAGGGGGATTATGTCAGGTAAGAAAAACAAGTTGTTACGGAGAAAGGTTAAAAACATTATGGAAAAGAATAAAATAGATGATAGTACGTTCAAAACACGTATGAGAATAGCCAAGAAAGCTGTTAAAGCAGGTACGATTACTATATGCGCTATGTTTTTATTAAGTACGGCACACGCTGACAAACTAGGTATATTACAAGGAGCGAATCCGCTTATATTACAACATAAACTATCTGAACAAAACATAAAACTAGATTTTGATTTTAGAGATAAAACACCAGAATCGTGGGGAATATTAGCTTTTGATGATAAAGGAATGTGTATAAATACTTACGAATCTATAGATTTAGAATCGAACATTTTAAATATAGTACAACAAGCAGTATGGGATAGCATGGATAAGGAGTGGTAATGGGAAAAAGTACAGTAAATAATATGCTAGCTAGTATCAAACGTAGGGTGGATTACGATATAGTAGATGACGATTTAGATACCCTATTACTTGATTGTATGGAAGATGGATTACGGCAGATGAAACAATGGTTATTTGAAAACGATTTAAAAGATAGTATAAGCGAATCTGCATCATTTAAGACTATAGCTGGTCAAGCTTATAGAGATATAACTAAAGCCGTTATCGTAGGGGATAAAACTACGTTTACTGGACAAACTAACGATACGATTGATGTTCATATAGACGGAACGGATTATGCTGATATAGATATATCGACTGCAACAACGATAGCACTTGTAGTTATAGCTATAAATGCTGCTACAAGCGGTTCACAAGCATCGGCAGACGCGAACGGATATTTACAGATACTATCGGATACAACTGGGTCGACTTCTGTAGTTACTATCGCTGACGGTACGAGTACCGGGCAAACTGTTATAGCGGAACTATTTTCAGTAGCGGCAGAACGCACACAAGCTTCTATAACGGATGTAGATGAGATATATAGACTTACAGAAAGGGTTAATCAGAAACCTATCTGGATGATAGATTATTACGATTTAATAGCGAAGAACCCTAAACCATCTTCAAGCACTTTTGATACACCAGACGAAGCGGCATTATGGGATGATAAGATATACTTTAATCCAACACCATCGGCAGCTAACCTTGTATATATAGACTATTATTTAAAAGTAACAGCGCCAACGGCAGGGAATGATTTACCGTTTGACCAGAAATATGATCCTGTATTAAAACAATATTGTAGAGTAGAGTTTTTCGCATGGAAGTTTTCTGGTAATCCGGCATCGCCTCCGTTGTTAAGAGAAGAAGGCAAACTAACCAAACTCGTTAACGAATTAATAGTAAACGCTGCTAAAAACATAGGTAAGAACAGAGGGCAGAAATCAAGACGTTCAGGGTTAGGACAGACCGGGCCGAGGAGAGTAATATCAACATAGATATACATAAAATTGTACGATGGTTTATATGTACGTTAATCTTTTTAGGTATAGCGGCATATTACGGATTACCCGAACGAGAAGTATTTCAAGCGTTATTCTGTCTAGGTATAATGGTAACGTTTTCGTTATTGTTACGTAATATATGGTTAACGCTATTCATTTTCTGGACTGTATCGTTATATATCTTCTTCGGTCTACAAACAGGGATAATCTATATTACGAACATCTTTTTCGGGTGCGTTCTATACTATATGACAAAAATAGTGTTCAAACGTGAGCATATAGACCATTATATCAAAATATTGATAATCTTCGTAGGTTGCAATATCGCGTATATGGTGTTACAGCTTATAGACTTCGATTTTTATTACTGGATGGTTATTAAAGATACCGTTGGCGCAGTAAGAACTATAGAAAATACCGACCCATGCGGGTTTATGGGTAATAAATCTGGTTTAGCCGTATTAGTAGCTATGAGTATACCGATAATCGCCACCAGACGCACAAAATACGCTATGTGGCTTGTTTTATTAGCTGCGATACCTCTTTATATGACCAGATCAACAATATGCGTTCTAGGAGGCGTTACAGGCTATGCGCTTATATTATGGTATAGAGTGAAAAGATGGCAGTGGTGGACAATAGTAGTCACTTTGTGTCTTTTAGCGTCATTGTATGTCATTAAAGTCGATGCTCCTATGGGAACGCTTAATACAAGACCGCGACAATGGAAACGAGTATTAAGGGATTGTACCAGACATCCTATTGCCGGTTGGGGATTAGATTCGTTCAGAAACTTCACTAAAAATAAACATATCAATTACGCTAATTCTATTACAAGAACAGGAGATATAGTTCATGTTGTTCAATGGGATAACCCGCACAATTTGCCTATATCGTTATTCTTTGAATGGGGTATTTTAGGATTAATACTGTTAGGTGGGTATATAAGGTCGTGTTTTATAAGGTTTAGAAACGCTGTAAAATCTCCTAATACGTTAGCGTTGACAGGTTTCTTGTTAGTATTTTTTATCGTATCGTTAGCGCAATTTCCTATATTTTTAGGTAGATTCGCTATATTTATAATCCCTATGTTTGCATTGTGGGAGGTGGAATTGCTTAATGGGAACACAACGTAGATCAACCGAAACTGTATTAAATATGGCTCGTATAAGTCTAGCACAACAACGAGCTGCCGTAGCTATAACTGACGCGGCTACAGTTGAAGTAATTATAAGCAAAGAACATCATTCTATAGAGATACAAAACGCTGGTAATGAAGATGTATATTTTGGCGGTAGTGATGTAACATCAGCAAACGGTAGGGTTTTATATAGTGGAGATACGAAAATATTCACTAATGTAGAAGTTACGTTTAGCATTTACTTTGTTGTAGCTGCTACTAAAACTTCAGAACTAAGAATAGTGGAGTACAAATGAGAGAAAAAATATATAAAGATATAAAACCTTATCTTGAACAGTTCGTAGGCGGTCTTGAAACTGAACATACAAAAGTAATACAGGCACAAGAAAATATCGAAAGACAGAAACAAGATATACTGCAGATAGAACAGAATAGAGTAGAAGAACATAAACAACTCAAAAACAATTTATATCAAAGCGAAGAAAAGTATAAAGAATATATGAACCAACTTAAAGAAGAAGAAAAAGAACTTAATCTTACTATCTCGGATTATACTACTAAAAGAAGCGAATATGAACGTAAAACAAAAGAAATAGCATCTAATCTTGCTGAAACGAAGTCTATCAAAGAAATGAACTCGTTACAGTTAGAAAAGAATCGTAAAATAGAAGATAACTATAAGAAGAAACTAGATTTTCTTAAAGAAGATGACAATCGAATAGATAAACGGTCTAAAGACTTAAACCAACGTGCAGTTAAACTTGACGCTAAAGAAAAGATGGTTAATCGTAAAGAATACGAAAACGCTAAAGTGAAACTTGATATGGATGAACGTAACGAAATACTTAAAATAGAAGAAAAACGGTTAAAAATAGATAGAGCAAACGTGAAGAAGGATGCAAGTGAATAAATTCTGGAAGTTTACAGGTAGAATAGATGATCGTAATCCTAAAAACGAAGGCGATTTTGCTTCACCAGTAGTATGCGAGAATCTTCTATCAAGAGATGGTGTACTAAAAACACCGCCTGGTACGGTTAAAGATATAACTACTGAATTAACCGATAGAGCAACGTGGGGTGCAAGATACGATACGCAAGAAACTGGTGTTGTAGTTAAAGTAAAAAGTTTTTGTTATACGGTAGATGGGAAGTTATGGTTGCTTGACGAAATAAGCAATACTGCTACTGAAATAAAATCAGGGTTGAACACAACGGCATACCCTAAACATTGGATAGTAAAAGTAAACACACAATCAATATTATATTTTGTTGATGGTTTGAATCTGTATAAATATGATGGTAACAATGATAATACTTTTGAAAAAGTTACAGTGGAAGATTCTAACGGAGATCCGGTTAATCCTATAGACTTAATGGAACACAAAGACAGACTTATATTAATAAGTCAGAATTTTGCTTTTATATCAAAGAATCTTGAATATGACGTATATGATGACCCAGTTGATAGTATACAATTGATCATAGGTACTGGAAAAGGAATCAATCTCGCGTTAGGTAAAATAGAAGATTTCTTTTATTTTTTGAATACACAAGGTATCTATGTACTTAATGGTGACCAAATAAGCGCTGTTGCGTCGACTTTTTCTATAGATTTAATAGAAGAACGGAATATCGTAGCTGGTAGAACGGCTATTAAAGTAGAAAAAGCTATTAACTTTCTAGCCGCGACTGATAAGAATATCGAGTTATGGTCATTTGATGGTGTAGGTACTAAACTTCTAACGCACGTAGAAAAGATACACGATAAAATTAATCTTAAAAAAGTATATCTGGATAAAGCTGTCGCGTATTATTACGATAACTATTATATGTTATCATTTGTTGAACGTGGAGAAACAGAAAACAATCTTGAATTTTGGTGGGATGCTTTAGGTGGCTCAGCACGATGGGTACGAGATAGAGATGTATCGTTTTATATGTCAAGTAATCCTACAGTAGAAGAACCATTTTTATGGATAGGTAGTTCGTCAAGCAATTTCGTATTAAGACATGCACCAGGAGAACGTACTTTTAACGGGTCTAAAATACCGATATATTTGCTTACTAAAGACGTAACCATTTCTAAAGGTAGAAACGTAAGAATAACGGAGATATTCCCGGAGATACGTTGTACCGGAGAAAACGATTTATTTATAAGATATTTACTTGACGGTAGATTAAGCGATTTAGTAGGTAAAGCAGACTTCAATCAAGATTTAAGTGGTGAAGTTATGTTGTTAGGTCTTATACGCGTAAGGAATCAAAGCGGTGTAATGGATAGAGTATTACCAAAAATAAAGTATTCCAAAGGCGTAAGTATAGCATTTGAGATAAGAATGTCTGTAGATTTTGAAGTAGAACTATTAGGTATAGGCGTTAATTATATAGATAAAGGTGACATAAAAGGTAAAAAGGTAGGGGCATAATGAAAAAAGTATTTATTTTGTTTATAGGATTCATGGTTATAGCAACATCAGCATTTGCTACAGTAACAACACTTAGTTATGTATCGCCTTCTGATGTAACAATAACGCGTATGGAATCTAATCGTCAGACATTGACTGATGCAGCTAATAGCGTAGATGGTGCGTTAATACAAGCTGGTACAGTAACAGTAACAGCATTGACGGATAACGCTAGAACCGATAAACGATGGGATGATGCGTTTTCTGATTGGGTATTCACTGGATTAGTTGTACCTACAACGTCAGGAACTTTAACGGCTACTACAACGTCAGGTCGTGCATATATTACTGGTACAAGAGTAGAAAAAGATGCTACGGCACATTTGTATACTGCAAGTAAATGGACTTTCGTGGATTTATCAAGCGAAGGTGTTTATACTTATTCAGAAGAAAGCATAGGCGCGGCTGATCCGGCAATAACGGCTGATTCATTAAGATTATCGAGAGTATCGAGTGACCCAACACAGATATTTGCTGTTAGAGATGATAGAGTTACCGCTGTAACGTTAGGAAGCGAGCAAGAAAACTTTCAAAGAGAGAATTATACTATAAGCGTAGTAACACCAGCGACAGTAACGGTTAGTCCTGGTATTGTTTATCATGGAACGACACGTATAAATAAAACTACCGATACTTCTTTAGCTTTAGGTACGGCAGCTGATTTTGTTACAAGTGGCGGTTCTAGGGCGAACAGTACAAAAGGATATGTAGTAGTTAATTCTGGCGGTACACAATATAAATTAACTACTACCGCGCCAACTAAAACTGATACTTCAGGTAATTCTGCTGGTGAACTAAGATATTCAGTAATAGATTCGGCATACTGGCGTGTACTCGATTGGTTTTGGATGGATGCGGTTGGAGCTGGTAATTTAACTGAAGAATCATATGGGTCGTGGCAAGATAATGTTCTACCAGGTGCAGCGGTACAGACAGTAAGTAATTTTACGGCAGCAGTTATAACGGATGCTAATCAGAACATATCGTTAGATGATAATATCCCACAAATAACCGAAGGTACAGAAGCATTAACTGTTTCTATTACCGCTATTACTGGAAATACTATTGTTATAGAAGCAATGTTAAACGTATCAGGAAGCGGAGGCGGTGGAGATGTTATATGTCCGTTATTCATAGATTCAACGGCAGCAGCATTAGATGTTGGTATACTTCGAGTAGTTTCTGCTGATAAAATAGATACTTTATCATTTATATATACAACAACGGCAGCGGATGATGATGAACATGTATATAGAGTTCGTATAGGTTCGGCTGGTGTAAATGTAGGATTAAATGGAACAAGTGGTGGAACGAGATTTTTTGGTGGTGTAGGTAAATCGTGGATAAGAGCAACGGAGTATAAAGAATAATGGAACCTATAAAGAAAACACGATTAAAAGATAAAGATATGAACGATAGATTTGAGCAGATATACAGAAACGCTTTAGGCAATCCCGTAGTATTTAAAGATACACCTAAAAACAGTACAATGAAAGCAAATACATGGGGTATATTCGGTAACGACATTTTCATAAAAGCCGCGAATGGAAATGCTGTTAAAATAACCGGCACACAAATAGGAGATTAACATGGGATTATTTCAAGATATTGGACGTACTTTAGGCTTTACTAAAAGTAAGGGGCAGGGTTCAGCGCCAGCAAGAAGAAAAGGTACAACTGTATTACAAGACCCGCGTGGCGAAGATTTATTCGGAAGGATAAGTGCTAGGGCTAGAGGCGAAGGGTTAGGTATATCCGAGAAAGAACTTGACCCGGCAAGTGCTACTTTTGCTACAAGACAAAGACGTGCATTTCGTGAAAACACATTACCGTTAATATCACAACAAGCATCTGCAAGAGGGTTAGGGCGTTCGACTATACCCATAAATCGTGCGGCATTAGAAGGAATGAAAACCGAAGAAAGTATAGCCGAAAGAATAGCAAACCAACGATTACAAAACGAATTTCTTAAACGTCAAGAACAGAGTACAGCAATAGGTCGTGAAGGTTCTCTTATAGGTACAGACGTAAGCCAACAAAACGCTGAAACTCAGGCAGCTAATTTATTTGATAAAGCAGAATTTCTAAGGCAACAAGGTTTTAGACAAGCGGCAGATAAGGCACAGCAAGATGCGCTTACAGCTACAAGGGATGCAGTTGTTTCTATTGCTGGAGGATCAGTAGCAGGTGGAGCTGGTTTTTTACCTGGAGTAGAAGAAGGTGGCTTTGGGAAAGGTGCAGTAGCAGGGGCATCAGGCGATTTTGGGTTATTTAAACCGTCGGCTTCTGGTATAACGCAAGTATTCGGTCAAGATGGATTAGGTGGATTATCACCAGCACAACAGGAGCAAGTAGCAAATATAGACGCTCAGATAGCGGCACTAGAAAAACAAATAGCGGCTGAAGTGCAAAAAGTATAAATAGGAGAATACCATGGCAGATATGAAAGCATTACAAGAACAATTAAACTCGTTGAAGCAACAAAGAAATCAGATAATAGGGATAACATCACAAACATCTCCTGCTGGTATAGCACGAAGAGCAGGTATAAGAGGCCCTATTTCTAAAACAACAAAAGGACAACTGACTGGAGCAGCCATAGGAGAAACAAAACCATCTGAAATTAGATCAGCCGAAGCAATGGCAACAGCTAAAGAATTAGCAGGGCCATTTTTAGAAGAAGGTAAAAGTCAAATTTCATCTGTTACCGCCAGCCCTTCAGGTATAACTGTTAAATTTGAACAAGGGCCAGAAGCAAAAATAGCTGAACAACAAGCTTCTGCTGATATAGAAGTAAATAAACAGGTCAAAGCGCAAAAACAAAAAGATATTTCAGATACAAGACAAGATTTGACAAACGCACGTCTTAAGATAGGTACTGCATTTGATTCGTGGTTAAATGTGATTGATAGAACCAAAAGACTTACCGGGGTTGACCCTGGTATTTTTGGGGGTGCCATAACTGAAGTGTTGGGAAAAACAAAAGCGAATGAATTTGTAAATGCTTTCAAGGGTGGTCTTGTTGAATACGCGGCTGCTGTAGGTAGAATATCAATGCCGGGTGCTAGAGCTACAAGACTTATAAATCTATTTAAACAAACAGCTCCTACGACATTTGACACTGTTCCCAGTGCTATAGAACAATCTGGATTATCTTTCAGAAATGGGTTATCTACTTCGATGTCAAGAGAACCAGAATCATTTTTGCCTGATTTTACTGGGTCTGACGAAGATTTTAATAAATTAGATGTAATGCTAAGAGATTTTCAGAATACTTATAGAGAAGGATTAATGAAATTAGCTTTTGATAAGAATCCTGAACTTGTTCCAGCAGATATAAGGCGTAGATTAGAGTCAGAATCGCGAGGTGAAATAGTAGCTGATGTATCAGATGATGATATAAATGCTTTACTTGATAGGCTAGGGGGATAATATGGCAAATCCAGATACCATTGTAAGATTAAACAAATTTATTCAATCAGATAAATTTAAAATATTAAAACCAGAACAACAATCGAGTATAAAAGGCTTATCTGAACGTATTAGAATATCTGAGACTTTACCCGGTGCCGACAAAGTATCAGCTATGCAAGCGGAAAGAGTTCCGGCTTCAGAACGATTAAAGGAAGAAACGCGCATACCTTTTACTGGTAACATAGGACAAAAACTATTAAAAGGAGCTGTTACTGGATTAAAAGGTATTGCTGTACCTTTTGAAAGAATTGAATCTGCGGCAGCCGCACCTATTGAAAGATTGCAAGACCCTGAGTCATTGTTTGCAGAAAGTATTAAAAGAAAAGAGCCAGCTATAAAAACATTAGGACGAGAAGCTTTGAAAGGTCTTAAAGGAGAAAAAGTTGTTGAATTAGGAGATATTCCCCGTAGAGCCGGATTTCCAGAACCTATATCTTCTTTTATAGGGTTTGGTTCATCAGTAGCACTTTTTGATTCTGTGTTAGGTTCTCCCATAAAAGCTATAGGTATAAGTCTAGGTAAAGCTGGAAGAGCACTAACTGGATTTAAAAAAGGAACAGAAGTATTAAAACCTAGTAAATTTTCTGGCGTTTTAGACGACATCACTAAAGCAATTGACAAGGCAGATGATTTAAGGAAAACATTAGGGAAAAACATATCAAATCAAATAAAAAAATCTAATGTAAAATTCAAACAAGAAATCGTTGATGATATAATTTCTTCAATCCCAGAGAAATTCAAAAGTGCTGTTTTTGATAATGATGTTATAAAATCCCTTGAATTGGGTATTAAGAAAATTGGTGGAGGTGTCAAAAAAGTTGCGAATCCTAAAACTGGAATAATAGAAACAGTAAAAGTTCCATCAAGAATAACTATAGACCCAACAGCAGACAATGTATGGAAACTTGGAAGAGCCATAAAAAACGCTATGTCTGTAAAGGCATTAAAAGAAACAGCTAGTGATATAGTAACTGGTAAAGCTAAATCGGCTGTTACCGCCACCAGAAAACTATTAAATCAATTACCAAAAGAAGCACAAAATTCATTAGATGATTTTTCGCGATTTGTAGGTAACTTCGGAAAAGTTGAAAGAAGTATAAGAGGTACTAGCGGTATCATTAAAGAAAAAGGTATTAGAGGATTAGAAGCCGGAAAAACCGAAGAAGGCATTAGGTTGGCTTTTAAAGAATTATCTGAATTTCTACCAGAAATAAGAGACATAGTTGCTAAATCAACAAATATAGCAAGAAAACAACTTATCACAAAAGCTGGTAAAGGTGTAGCTAAAACAGCTGCTACAATAGGTCTTTTAAGGGGAGCCTTTCGCGGTGTTGGTAGAGGTGGAGACAATATTAGCGGCGGTGAACAACCAAAATAGGAGAATAAAATGAAAAACTTAATCATAGGAATAATAATAGGTATGTTAATTGGTAGCGCGGTAACGGTTATCGCTGATGCTGGTTTTACTAGCGCAGAATTTATATGGAATACAGTATTTGATGGTACAGATGCTATAAGTATAATAGGACAATAGGAGGAAATCATGCGTAAGATATTTTTGTTAAGTGTATTAGCGTTAGTATTATTAGGGAGTATATTTTCACAAGTTAAAGCGGATCCGGGTTTTTACGGAGTAGAATATATTTTAAATACTATATTCGATTCAACAAATAGTGCTATAAAAGCTACTATATCTGGTGCGGCTTCTTTGGATAGTTTAACTGTTACAAGTGCAGTTACGCAGAACCCACAAGTTACCATAGAAAATACCAATGCAGATGATAATAATCCTTTTTTGTATTTTTATAAAAATAGCGTGTCTCCTGCGGATGCCGATTATTTAGGTAATATTACATTTCGAGGTGAAGATGATGCTTCACAACTTACTGATTTTGCGAATATAGTAAGCAGATCTTTAGACGTATCAAATGGTGCAGAAGCCGGTAGTCTGATATTTCAAGTTATGCAAGCCGGGACACAAAGAAGTTATCTTATATTAGCGGCTGCTGATGGTGCGGATACAGGTGAAGTAGTTATTAATGAAGCAAGTCAAGACATAGACTTTAGAGTTGAATCAGATGCTAATGCTAATCAGTTACTTGTAGACGGCGGTGCCAATACCGTCCAGATGGGTACAGATACTCAGTACATGATATTTAGCACATATACTTTAGGCGGTGTTGGTGACGTACCTATGATGGCTGGGGTATCAACAGGTTCGGCAGTAGGCGATAACGTATTTATACTAGATAGTGCAATGGCCATAGCTGATATACGAGATTCTGGTGCTGTTTCACTAGTATTTGCTGCTGACGATGCTGCTGAAATAGGGAGTATTCAGTATAACTTAGCAAGTGCTACGGCTGTAATGAATTTCAATATTAACCAAAGAGATAATACGGAAGATACCGGAGGTATTGTATATTCTACATCATCCGCTTCGGCTAACATACCAGCGGCAGCTACAGTAGATATAGAAGTAGATATACCAGCAGGAGCAAAGATTATAGGTTGTTCATTTAGAGTAGATACCGCTTTAGTAGGTGGTGAAACATGGGATGCCGCTTATATAGATGGTTCTACGCAAGCTTTAGCTACAGCAGCGGCGGTAGCACAGAATACTAAAGTAAACACTATGTTTGATAATAACGCTGCTACTGAGATAACAAGTGCTGAAACTGATATACAAATAACCAAAAATGCTGGTGGTGCGTTTACTGCACAGGGAGCGATAACAGCGGTAGTGTATTATCAAGTATTATCGAGTTTAGATGATGTTTAAATTATTATTGGTAGGGTTAATGTTATTCACTCTACCTACAAGTAGGTTAGAGAAGTTACAGATAAGGGCTTATGATACACCCTGTAAAAAAGCTACTAAAATGGCTATGCGGTATCATAAAGCTAAAGGTGACGAATATCGTATGGCTAGAGGATGGATAAAAGGCGAACCGCATAGATGGTGCGAATATAAGAAAAACGGTGAATGGTTAGTAGACGATAGAACGCGAGACCGCAAAGGCTGGACATCAGAAGAATACGGAGATTACGAGATACGCTGTTATGTATATCCAAAGTAAAAGAATTATATCTTTTTGCTTAATATTGTTAGTCTGTACATTAGTGCAAGCTGATAATAGAGATTCTCGCGCTCCGTTAAAGTTCTTCGATTTAGGAGATGCCGAATCGGTTAGACCTCGCACTGTAAACGTCACTGGATTTACTGATAACGGCGGTACAACAATAACGCTTGATTACGTTACTTCCCCTACTTTAACAGCAACATATCTTAGATTAGACGGTACAAACACTCCCTCGGCAGCTTATTCGTGGACTACTGATTTAACTACAACAAACACTATCACTGGAGAACAGCTAACATCAACTGATGATATAACTATGCAAGGACATCTGCTTACTCTTGGAGATGATAGTGCTACAGATATCGTAACGTCTTATAAAGGATCTGCCAATGATGCTACGATAACGTTTGACGAAAGTGCGGATGAATTTGAGTATGGGGATGCTGCGATAACCACAACCGGGACAGTCACAGCCGAACAACTCACTTCTACAGACGATATAAACGCGGCAGGGGTAGCTTATATAGGTGGAGTTACTGAAGTTGTTACTGGTGGCGGTGGCGGTGGATCAGAAGTTTTCCACGCTAAGATGAATGATAATGCCGCAAATACAACGGTAGATGATAGTAGTACAAACGACAATGATGGTACTTTAGTTGGTGGAGATAATACACAAGATATTTCTGAAGTTGGAAAGATTAACGATTGTTTACATCTTAATGGTAGTGACGATTACATAACCGCTGATGATTTAATAACCACTCTTGCATTAGATACTGAAGGTGCTGTATCTTGTTGGATATACATTGATGCTGACGATGGAAATAGGCATATATTTTGGGGTACACATAAAACAACTGATACAGGATTTAATACATATATTGATGCAAGAGTGCAGTTAGATACGGATACTATTCGTGTAATTGCTAAAGTAGATGGTGTAGGTAAATGGGATTGGACAAGTGCGGTAAATGTTACAGACGATATGATAGGTGCATGGACACAGTTTACGGTAGTTCACGATGGGACATCTCCTGTTTTTTATAAAAATAATTCAGACATAACTGCAGCTGGTAGTTATTTGGTTGAATCAGATAAGACAGTATGGTTTAAAGATGTTATAACAGATGCAACTATAAAAACAGATAATTTTACTATAGGTACTAGACGAACGAACAATGGTACTCAGTTTTACTTTGATGGTAAAGTAGACGATTTTAGAATATATTCTACAGTGTTAAGTGTAGCTAATATAGCCACATTATGGAATAGCGGGAATGGTACTGAAGCTTCATTAGGTGGAGGCGGCGGTTCAACAGCTATAAACGTATCAGCTATAGGAACAACATCAACGCTTACAGCTACAAGTCTAGCTACAGGACAAGACAATCTTATTATCGAAGGTGATTTAGAAGTTGACGGTACTGTTTATGCGGATGGGAATATAACAATGGCTACAACTAAGACGTTTACAGACGGTACGGCTACTTTACAAAGCGGTGCTTTCACTACCACAGGAACGGTAGTAGCTGGAACAGGCATGAGTATAACAGGCGGTCAGTTTGACGTAACAATGCCTAATGGTTCGACATTAGAAACATCTGAACTAGATTTTACTGCTTCTGGTATTGGTGACGTAGGATATGCACCTTATCTGATAGGTACGTCACCATCATTAAATTCGGTTACTGCATTTAAAGGTGGAGCTATAATTATATATGATGGTGTTAACGATCCTCAATTTCTATTCACAGACGATAACTTAACAGCGTTTGTTGAATCAGTAAGTTGGAATGTAGCAAGTTCACACTTTGATATTAGTAACAATACCGAGATAGATGGTACATTAGTTATAACTCCTACGTTAACTGCCTCTAGTGGACAAGAAAAAGGTATGGAGAACTACGTAGCTGTTAACCAATCCGGTACGGCAGGATATATCGGACAGTATATGAACGTTGCTGAGAATACCACAGGATCAGGCGTAAGTATACTATGTCAATGGACGGTAGGTGGACTATCAAGATTTGATGTAGACGCTACGGGAGATATGCGAGTTGGCAGACATTTAGATGTAGGTATGTTAGCAACGGCTGGGGTAGACCCATACATACAGTTTACAGGTGAACTCAATAATGGGTTATTAACATGGATGGAAGGCGAAGATTATTTCCAGTTTCAAGACGATATAATTATTGATACTACAGAGAAGTTATATTTCCGAAATACCAATATATCAATTAGCTCTGTTGATGACGGACATCTTGACTTAACGGCTGACACTATGATAGACCTAAACGGTACTACACTTGCTACCGATAAAATAATATTTACACAGACAGACGGTAACGAATACATAGATTCACTTGCTGATGGATATATAGATATAGGGGCGACCACAGGTATAAGACTTACTTCCCCACTTACAAGAATAACCGGAGATTTGTATGTAGGTAACAATGCAGACGTAGACCCTGCGATAGTATTCGATGGAGATACCAATGACGGACAGATAAGTTATTCAGAAGATGATGACCCATTCTTTATATTCTCAGACCCTATAACCCTTACTTCTAATACTTTACTTGGTACACCCGAAGCTGGAGCGTTAGAATATTATGATGGTAAATTCTATATTACTAACGTAGCTACACAGAGAGCCATAGACAGGACAAGTGATGTAGCGGTATCGACTGTTACAGTAGAGAATACAACGACAGAAACTACGCTATGGACAGGTGTAATGGCTGCTAATAGTTTATGTGCAGGTAATATGTTTAAGTTTCATGCAGATGGTATTATACAGAATGGTGGGCCTACTGCTGCTGATAGAATTACATTAAGAATCAGAGTTGGCGGTAATGTTGTTGCAACTTTAAACCCTATTGCTGGAGCTATAGGAATAGGGTCACATTGGCATATAGACGCTAACGCAACACAAAGAACGTTGGGTGCTGCTGGCCCAAGAGCGGTGCATATTGATTTAGACGTAGATGGTACGGAACTTGAAATCATAGCTGTAGCGAATGTTAACACAACCGCTAACATGGATGTAACAGTAACAGCACAATGGGCTAGTGCGGATGTAAATAATATAATTAGTTTATATCAGGGATTTATGTCCTACAAGAATTGAGTTGCATGGAATATAAAAATTAAGGAGTTATTATGAAACCGATAGCAGCAGCGATAATGGTAATAATATGTATAATACTTGGATTTGTGTTAATGGCTAAAGCTGATACGCTACAAAAAATTAAGTTAATCGGTCGTCCAGTAGTGACAAAAGAAGTAGTTAAAGACGGAGATGAATATATCATTACTACCACTTCCGTTTCGCGGGTACCTATAACGAAGATAGAGGGCGTTGTGAAAACATTAGAAAATAGAATAGATAAAATTAATAAAGAGTATTCACTAATTAAAGAAGTTGAAATATTGCCAGTTAACTGGACTAAGCCTATTGGTGGTGAAGTAGATTGGGATGATATACAATCCAGCGAAGAGATAGTATGGGAACTTGTATATAAAGATTCTGCTGGCGGTGAAGTATATTTGCCAGCGAGTGTAAACCAGAAAATAAGAGTATCTACGACTTATGAAGTAGTCACTGAAGACGAACCAGAGGAAGAAGAAACTTGTACGCTCGTGCAGTAAAAGAGATTGTAACAGCTAGTATGATAACTTTGGTGTGCTTACCAATAATAGCAATCATAGCCATACTATTAGGGAAGGATAAAAAGAAGGGGAAGAAATGAGATACATATTAATTATAGCGATACTATTTTTAATCGGTTGTGCTAGTCACTTAGACGGAAAGTTTGATGACGGTAAACTTGTTGGCATTGAAGGCAAAGGTAGCTTTGATGGTGGCTTCGAGCAAGCAGCAGACGGTTCAACTAAAGCGTGGATGAATAGCAAAACCGAGCTTATCCCTTCTGGACTGATAGAGATAAGCGGAGTAAAAGGGGGAGACTGATGCCATATTTACCAAAACTTGTAACTGAACTAGGCTTAGGGGCTGCCTTATCTATAATGATGTTTATTGCTTTCTTTTTTCTTTTAAAATGGGTACTTGGGGTGTCTAAAGAACAACTACAACAAATGACAAAAGAGCGTGAAGGGTGGGGTGTAATACAACTCAGATTCACTGAAGAACTAAAAGACATACAAATCCTCCATAAAGAAAACCGAGAGTTAAACAGATCCTTCCATAATGAAGTTAAAGACGCGCATACGTTCCAGAGAGAAGAGCATAAAGAAATGATTAAAGCTTTAGGGAGAATAAACGGGTATAAAGAATAGCGAGGTGCAACATGACCATATTAGAAATTATTCATGATTTAAGAAGAATGGCTCCGCATTTCGGGGATATAAACGATTACATTAATACTGCCAAAGAAGACTGTACTGCTCGTAATGCTTATAGACGTATAGAGGAAATATATAATCATGTAATGAAAGAGTTAAATAAAGATTTACCTAAAATAGACAAAGGGTTAAAAAACAGAGAAGGGGGTACGCTATGAGAAGCAGACGGTTTTGGTTTGCAAATTGGGCTATAACGTGCATATCTGTCGTAACCATCATACAAAACATTCCAGCGGATGAGTATAAATTTATGGTGTTGGCTGTAGTGGGAGGATTTTTAGGTTTTCAGACATTTACAGATATAAAGAAGGTGAATAATGGGGTTTGATTTAACAAAGTGGGGCATGAACGAAATCCTAGAAGATTTTCTCAATAAGCCTATTAAGGTAACTATAGAGAATGTATCAGATAAATTTATTATTAAAGGTATGTTACAGGTATTCAAAAAGGAGAGTGGAAAAGATGGGAAAAAGCATATTTCAAAGACTGGCAGACAAAATACAAAAAATGCGCACACCCGCATGGCTAAAATGGATTCTAAGCTACATCGTTAAACCTATATTAAAAGGTGTAGGCGAATACATCATGGCTGATATACGAAAAACGATTATAGCTGCTGCCGGGCATACAGATTGGGATAACGAAACGAAGTTCAAGTTTGTATATGGACACATAAAAAGCATGTATAAAGATGTCGGTGAGAACGCATTAGGCATAGCAATCAAAGTTTGTTTAGCCGAACTTAAAGAGAAAAAACTAATCTAAAATTCATCTAGCCGGGGCGTATTTTTATTCCTTGTTTTTTGCGCCTCGGCTTCCCCTATCCCTAGAACCCAATGAAATCAGGCGTTACAGGAGATTGAAAAATAAATCATTTTATTGCTTGACTTGTGGAACTTAGTAGAGTAAACTCTACTTAAAAGGGGGTTGACATGAAAAGAAACTTACAGGCACACGGAAGGGCAGATTTGTTGGATTCTTTCAATTACGCGTTATATCTGATTAAAGGCGAGGATAAACTTTGCACAGATTGTCATTGTGTTCTTGGGGATGATGAGGTTGAGGAAGGTAGATGTTTGGTATGTTCCAACGTCAATGCTTTAGACACTTATTTAACTGGGCAACATCCAGATAGGGGGGGGAGATGAGAAAAGAAGTTTGGGGATTAGTATATGAGTTGATAGACAACGATATGATTGACCATGCAATATGTTATGAAGGGCTTAAAAAATGGGAAGACCAGATTAAGGACATTACAGATGACATAGCAAGGATTGCAGACGAAATCGAACAGGACATTATTGAAAAGGGGCAATATTCAGAAGATAAAGATGAAGAAGGTTGCCGTAAATATCATGCTAAAGCAAATGGGGATAAATAAGGGGGGAAGATGAAAAAAATTGAAGGGTACAAAGCTTTCAACAAGGATTTAAAGTGTAAGGGTTATCAGTACAAAGAAGGTGAGGTTCACGAAACAGACAAAATAGATATTTGTAGAG